AGCACCAGTAATAAAGTAATTACCGGAGTAATATTTATCGAGAGCTCCTTTATTTGCTAGGTTTCTTGATGATAAATTAAATGTGAGAACACGACCTACAGTTAAATTACAATCACCTGGTACAGATATTCTCAATCTAGTATAATTGGCCAATCCTAGTTGTGCTGTTCTATAAGGTATGAATGTCTCAGCATATATATCATTTCCTGATGCACCTGGAACTCCAGCAACATATGAATTACTGTCACTATCAAAATTAGAAAATACTAATTTCAACATTGATTGTGAAGCTTGACCTAAATTATCACCTTTTCTATTTGTTGAATCATCAATAATACCATGTGAATTTAACAATTTAGCCTGCCGGCTATAAACTGTATAATCAAAATTAGTTACTTTCTTTGTCCGTGTTAATGGATTAAGAGATATTAATTGGTTGGCGAATGTACCAGAAGTAATACCGTTTAATGTATCAAAAGAATCTAAGAATTCATATGTCAATACATTATGTGTATCAGTATTTAAATCTCTACTATCGATATTCTTTGGTTTGTATGTGTAAGTATAATATGACTGTTGCTTCATCAAACTTTGTAATGACCTATATTGAAACCCATTCTTATCTTCATAAAATAACATATCAGCACCAGGATTTTGTGGGTTTGGTCTTGCATAATTAGTTACAAAATTAATGGCATCAAATGGTTTTAATGTGGGTATAATAAAATCATATTTACCATAAGTAGCTTCTATTGTGCCACTTTTATTGGCTGGCACTTTCAAATAATTAGTGAGAACATCCGACACAATATCAGAAATTAAAGAATCTTTATATCGTTTACTTATTTTATATTGTTCCGACAATAACAATTCTTCCGAACAAAAATAAATAACATACGATTCTTTATACATCGTACCTTCAAGTTTTCTTTTACCTACTTTATAAACACGAAATAATTTATCAATTTGATTATTACTATCACCAAACTTACTAAAAGTTAATCTAAGAAATTCGGTGCCATTCATTGCTGCAGTTTCAATAAGCCCCGAAGATTCAATTACATACACATAACCAGACAATGAATTATTAAACAAATCTTCATTATAGGATATTTCTTCAAAAGTATTTTTTAAATCCAATGATCCTACCGAAGATAATAACGTAAGATTTGTTAGTGCATAATCTTTTGAATTTTTTATACCTACCATTTTATTGCGCCATTAATGTTTTTAAATCATTTTCAAGTTGATTACTATAAGCTGAATTAATTAATTTAATGCTTTGTTTTGCTTCATTTAATTCTATTTCATAATCATAGATACTGACGGCTGATTTTGATAATGTTCTAGTTACAGAAGCACCAGAACTAAATGTTTGTGTGGTTGATGCGGCTGTTATACTATTATATGTAGTCAAATCAACTACAACGGTTTTTATTGTTGTTTCTAATGATGTGCTATCATAAGTTGTAATTATTTTTCTATATTCTTGTATTGTACTTGAGATATATGCAAGAACAAATGCATCTCCGCCGGCGGCTTCACTATATTTGTTTTTTAGATAATCATTAAATTGATGAGAATCTAAAGGCCAATCATATAATGGATCAATAATTTCATTGGCATAAAAAATCATCCAATACTTATTTGAATCATCATAGTATTTGTTTGCTAGTATATCAGGCCTATCACTATCTTTCAAATCATATGAATAAAATAATAATGGATTTCTAAGTAATGATGGTATAATTTCTACTCTGGCCATAAGATTGGTGAGTAGAATAGCATTATTTTTATAATCTGAAGCAACAACTAAAGGAAAAGTATCGAAATATAACATATTTACCTTCTTGGATTAATTGAATCATCGAAACTATCTCTTGTGAGAATATCCATTTCTTTGAATGCTAATTCTAATGTCGTTTGTACCATTGAACCATCATCGTAAGCGGCAAACCCATTTGGAGCATGATTTACATCTACATTATCCAAAATACAACGACCATATCTTGGTAAATATTCTGAACGTTGGCCATTAACATAAAATTCAATATCAAACAAAGAAGGTGGTATCAAAAACATACTATTTGTGGTGGCGCCAGTTTGTCCTCCAATTTTTTGTCCCAAACTAGGAGAAGCATAAAATCTAAATTGATTAATAATATTATTTACAGCTTTAGCCTCTTCTTTAGATTTTGGAGTAAATGTAAATGATAGTTGAAAAGTTCTTAATCCTGTGCCACGATAAACCATCTGTAATTGTGGATTTAAAGCGTATCCTTGTGCTCTTTGTAATAATGTTCCTAAATTTTCTACATTAACACCTTGAATATTGGGTACAAGCCCTACTGCGGCTTGAACAACAGCTGGATTACCAGTAACACCGTTACCACCACCTCCAGCATTAAGTGTACTGTCTATTGCTCTAAGTGTTGTTATTGCAGTTCCTAAATCTTTAGTTAAACTCATTTCATCATATTGTGCATCATATCTAGCAACTAAACTATCAGGCATATATAGTGATATTATTGATTTTGTATCTACTATTGGTGGGTCTACTGTAAATCCAGTTCCTAATCCAGCAGCTGCAAGTATACCAATAACAGCTGTGCCGGCTCCCGCAGTAATTCCTAAACCTTTTTCTGCTGTAGTATTTTTTTTAGTAAAAGCGGATAAAGCTGCTATACCCGCACCAGCTGCACCAGCTGCTACAGCAGTTCCAACAGCCGTTGTGTTACTTATAGCCAGTACTGTGTTATTATTTTTTAATCCTGTGGCCGCAGATTTTAATCCGGCCGGTGCAATATCATAGATTCTAAAAGTGACCCAATGTTTTTTATTATTTGAATCGCCGGTGTCACCTAAATTAGAGGGGTACTTAAGTATACTCAGAGCTTGAGTTGATTCTAAGATTTTTAATGGACCTGTCGGTAATGGTGGTCCTCTAGTAATTGTTTCTATTTTTAAGTCTGCCATTTTTTTCTCTTAAATTTGGTATACATACTATTTATGGCATATTCAGGACTATTCAAACCAAAACACCCAGAAAAGTATGTTGGTGACCCCACCAACATAGTATATCGCTCATCTTGGGAAGTTAAAGTAATGTCGTGGTTAGACAATAATGATTCTATTATAACATGGGCTTCAGAAGAACTCTTTATTCCTTATATATCACCTGTGGATAATCGCTGGCATCGTTACTTTCCTGACTTTCTGGTCAAATTTAGGACAAAAGACAATAAATTATCGACTATGATGCTTGAGGTTAAACCAAAGAAACAAACGGCACAACCTGATCCACAAAAAAGAAAGACAAAACAGTTTATCAATGAAGTTAAAACATGGGGTGTTAATCAAGCCAAATGGAAAGCCGCTAGTGAATATTGTTTAGACCGTGGTTGGGAATTCAAATTGATTACGGAAGACCATCTAGGTCTGTAACTAAATAAGTAAATGACATCCAAACTAACTGAATTAGCTCAACAAAGACAGTCTGAAGGACTTAAAATGTCCTCGACTTTACGGCCAACACCGTCAAGAGAGTCTTACAAATGGTTTTTACAGAAGATTGTAGATTTAAGAAGTCCAGTTAAGTTAGCAACAGGAATTAAAGCCGAGCAATATAGAAAGATGAATCGGTTTATTATAGGTAATTTGTATTATTTTTATTATGATCCAAAAGGTAAAGATGATTTAGATTATTATGATAGATTCCCTTTGGTATTAACATTACAGAAACATACAGATGGTTTTATGGGACTTAACCTACATTATTTGCCAATTCAATACAGAGTGGCATTTTTAGGTAAACTAATGAAATACGCAATCCATGACGATGAGGACGGAATTAAAAGGTTACGAATCAGTTATGACATTTTAAGCGCATCCAAGACGTTTAAAGCGTTCCGTCCTTGTATTAAAAGATATTTAAATAGTCATATTAGGTCAAAGATACTTGCCGTTCAGCCAAATGAATGGGATGTGGCAACTTTTCTGCCTGTACAACAGTTTAAAGGTGCTCAGGCCAAAACGGTATGGCAAGATTCGGTACACGAAATAAGGAATAGTTAAGATGCCTTCAATGATACAAGACTTTTTGGGTAATTTTACCGATGTGGCTAAACCAAGTCGCTTTGAGGTAACTATTGGATCAAAAGTATATTATAATGATATTAATCCTAATGATTTAATATTACGGTGTGAAACTGCTGAGTTACCAAGTAGAACATATGCTACAGCCGAACAAAAATTTGGTTCAAATCCTGTAGAAAAATTCCCTTACCAAGTACAATTCAATGATTTAAATCTCACTTTTATTGTTGATGATGATATGCAAGCAAAATATTTTTTTGATGCATGGTTAGAAGCAGTTATACCATCAAGCAGATATAATCCAAATTATAAAGACACTTACTCTTGTACTATTAATATAAGACAGTATAATAATTATAATGAACTTTCATATTCGGTTGATTTGTTGGAAGCCTATCCTATTTCAGTTAATCAATTAGATTTAGACTGGTCAGCTGAAGGTCATCATAAATTAACTGTAGTGTTTGCATATACCTCATGGCAAAAAACTTCGACATATAGAAAGAGTCAAAACCGTAATAGTAATAAATTGTTTAATAGTTTTAATCCTAATTCTGAATTATAAAATTAACTTAGTGGAGTGATAATAAGATGGCTTTACCAAAAATTGATACCCCGGTCTATGACCTTGAATTACCATTATCAAAAAAGAAAATACGTTTTAGACCGTTCTTAGTAAAAGAACAACGCAATTTATTAATGGCTATGGAGTCTGACGATAAAGAAACAATTGAACGAAATATTCGACAAGTGTTACATAATTGTACATTGACTGAAAATCTTGATATTGATAGGTTACCCATCATTGATGTTGAATTTTATTTTTTAAATCTTCGAGCTCGGTCTATTGGTGAGATAGTTCAAAGCAAATACCGTTGTGAAAATGTAGTTGAAGAAAAAACTTGTGGTAATTTAATGACTGCTGAATTAAATATTTTAGAAATACAGCCAGATATGACCAATGTTGTAAATGACATCATTCAAATTAACAATGTCATTAGTGTTAAACTAAAATACCCAGAATTTTCTGTTTTAGAACGTGCCAATAAGTTTGAAAGTATTACTGATATGGCATTTGATATGATTGCCGAAAGTGTTGAATACATTTTTGATGGTGAACAATATTATTATGCAGCTGAATCTGAACCAGATGAAATTATTGAATTCATTGAATCATTGAGCCAAGAACAATTTAGTAAAATAGAAAACTTCTTTAATAATTTACCAAAGTTAAATAAAAAAATAGAGATGGATTGTAAAAAGTGTAAGTTTCATCACACGATAGAAGTGGAGGGTCTAGACTCTTTTTTCGCCTAACATTTCGTCATGACAACCTGAAGAATTACTACATAACAAACTTTTCATTGATACAGCACCACAAATATAGTTTGTTCGAACTTGAAAATATGATACCTTGGGAACGGGAAATTTACGTTGCTATGCTTATACAATACATTGAAGAAGAAAATGAAAAAATTAAGCAAAGACAAAACGCTAAATGATAACCAAAAAAGCCAATAAACAAACATTTGCATGGGATTCTTCCGCATTTCAAGGTAAGGGTTATTGGTTTGTATTGGGTAAAAATGGTGCATATGGCCGAGCTGCCAGTAAAGCCGAAGCTATTATCTTAGGAAAACCTAAAGATACGGAACAGACTGAAGAATCTGAAGATTCAGGTGAAACAACAGTCGAACCAACACAACAAAAAGAACCTTCTAGTGGTACTCAAGAAGAATTGAGTAAAATGGTCAAAAAGTTTGACTTTAAGACCATTGGTAAAATACTCAATAAAATAAAAACGATTAAACCATCTGATATATTTGGCGGTAAAAAAGAATCTGGTGCAGTAAAACCAGTTGTTGAAAAATCTTTAGGTAATGTTAATACTTCATTCTATGATTCGGTGGAAAATGATGTCGCCAATGAAGTTCCTAAGAATGAATCGGCCATAAAAATTGCCAATAAGATATACAAAATGTCTCAAGATTTCTATGAAAAAAGAAAAACAAATATAGAAATAGAAGATAATTTTGAAGAAGAAATGTTGGAAGAAGATGGCATTAGACACAAACAATTAATTGAAACTCTCATAGACAAAAAGGGAAAAGAAAAATACCAATTAGAAGTTGATGCCAGAATAAATCAAAATAAAAAACTATTAGTTGATTCTTTAGATGAACTCAATGAAGCATTAAAAACTGTCGAAAAACCAACACCAAAACCAGCACCAACTACTACACCTAAAGGAACACCAGGAAGTCCTACACCATCAAAACCAGCACCAACTCCTTCATCAGCAAGTCCAGCACCAAAAGGTACACCAAAACCTACAGCTAGTTCTGCACCTACTCCAACACCAACATCTAGTCCAGGTTCAACAGCAGCCAAAGTTGGTGCTGCGGCTGGTGCAACAGCTTCAATCTCACAAGCTATTGGTGGTGCTGAATCTGGTGGAAATTATGATATAACTTATGGTGATAGTTTAGACAAAAAAGGTAATGTAGTTCCTAGTAAAAAATATGTTGCACCACCTAAAAAATTAACTGAAATGTCCTTGTCTGAAGTAAGGGAATTTGGAATAAAAAGGTCTGAGAATGGCCAAGGTGCTGGTGCTGTTGGTAAGTATCAAATGATGCCAACAACTTTGTTTGGTCGTGTTGATTCAAAAGGTAAATTGATTCCAGGTCTTGTTCAAAGAGAAGGACTTAGTATGGATGAAAAATTTACTCCAGAGGTGCAAGATAGATTGAATAGTCGTTTGAGAGAAGATGATATGGCTACTCTAAAAAGATTGGGAGTACCACAAACACCAGGTTACCAATACATGGCACACTATATTGGTGCAGGTGGTGCAGCTGCAGTTTATCAAAATCGTGATAGTGATATGACTGTTGCTGAAGTAATGGCCACTAAAAAATATGCTGTGGGTAATAATCCTGAATTACATAAATTAAAAGCAAAAGATTTCGAAAAAGAATTACAAGGTCGATTGGAGAAAAAAGGTAACTTAACTCCACATTCCGCTGGCGAAACTTCAACACCAGCTGTTACTCCTACACCCACAAAGTTACAAGAAGTTACTAAAGAGAAAAAAGAATTAGAAGCAAACAAAAAGCCACCTTCGTATATTGATAATTCTACAAAGACAACTGAGATAGGTACCAAAGCAAGTCCAAAAACTTTAAAAGCTGAAGATTTACCTGATTATCCTACATTTATTGGAATTTCAAGTGAATACACCGAACGCCAATATGAATTAAGAGGATAGAATAATGGCAAAAAAATTACCAATAACTAAAAGAATCAAAGATGAAATCTTTGTTTGGGATCCAACTGCATATCAAGGTAAAGGATATTGGTATATCTTAGGTACAACTGGTGCGTATGGTCGACCAGCAAGTAGTGCAGAAAAAATAAAATTAGGTTCACCTCCAAAAGCAGAAACAACTCCTGAATCACCGGACGTTTCTTCTTTCATGGATAGTCCACAATTGGCTCGAGGCAGTAGAAGAAGAACTTATCGTAAAAAAAGAAAATTAGCTGGTACACAAGATTTCAGAACAGGACCACTAAAAGAAATTATATTTCAGAAATTATTTAATGATGGTAAATCAATACGAAATGCTTTAGAAGAAGCTCTCTCAGAAAAAGCTAAAGCAAAAGTAGCCAGTTTTAAAGACAAATTTGATCCAATGAATATTATGACAAAAATATACGGTGATAAAATTGGTGCTATAATTGGTCGTGCCATAGGTAGAAAAGAATCTGATATTCAAAAATTTACTGGTTATGGAAAAAATGAGGTAGATGAAGAAGATAGCATTTCTGTTGTAAAAAACAGAAAAGTTGGTAAAATACCATCATTAGAAAAAACTATGGCTATGCCAGAAACCACACAAAAAGGTAGTGATGGCAAATTAGCAGAAATGATGAGTAAAATTTATGGAGCTCTAAAAAATACTTACGATTTAGACTTAACAAAAAAAGATAATGGCGAAAAACTAAAAAAACAAAAAGATGCTTGGAACAAAGAATTAATTAAAACAATTACTGGTAATCCACAGAATGATGTATCTAAATTAACTCTTAAGGAGTTTGATTCATTCAGAAAAATTCTATTGGAAAAATTGGCAGAAATTACTGAAACAGTTAAAGGTGCTGGTGGTGCTGGTTCATCATCAATTTTACCTAGTACAAATTTACTTGATAAAATACAAACTAAAGCAGAAATAAAGGGAGCAGTCGTGGCAGCTGGAACTGCTGCAAAAATAGTAGGCAAAGAAACAGTCGAATCTGTCGCTAAAAAAGTATTAGGTAAACAAATATTTAAATCTTTTGCCACAAAAATACCCATTGTTGGACTTGTCGCAGGATTAGGTTTTGCTGCCAGTAGATTCTTTTCTGGTGATAACGCAGGCGCTGCAATGGAATTAGGTTCAGCAGCTTTAGGTACAATACCTGTTGCTGGTACAGCGGCTAGTGTAGCGGCCGATGTTGCAATAGCTGCCAGAGATATTTACAAAGAAGTTTATGGTGTAGAACCAAATCCTACAGACCCAGAATTTCAGAGTCGTATGTCTGAAATAACAGAAGTTATAAAAAAATTATTAGACTCAAAAACAGAAGGAACTGTTGATGCAGGTAATTCACCTGAATTGGATCCTGGTGCATATGCAAAACCAGTAGAAACAAAGTCAGCATCAAGTCAAACTGCTTCACCTGTTGTATTAGCTGAAACAAACTCAAACACTCCGCCTCCTGTGAATGATGGTCAAATTGCACCAGCCGCCACACCAGTAACCGCAGCAGATATGAATAATCAAGATACTGTCACTACTGCATCAGAACCAAAAGCTCCAGAAACTACTCAACTAATTGCTAATGAACCTTTTATTCCAGGTAAACCATTAAGTAAAACTCAAATGGATGCGGTTGATGTAGGTAAATCTGCTGGCACTTCATACTCTGCTGAGGTAGAACAACAATATAATAAACAAAAATTGTCTATGGATAATACTCAATCTGCTGATACAGGAAGTAAATTAAGTGCTGGTAGTGTGGTAAATCAAAATTTAACATCCGAAACTACAAATGGTGGTTCTATTGTGGCAGATAATTCTAAAAAAATTACTGTCATAAATCAAAATACTGATGGTTTAACAGTAGAACAATTAACTGGTGTGAGACTAGAAGAATCCACATTCAAAAAAATATCAAGGCAGACTCTACGAATGGTATAATAAAAAACCCCGCCGAAGCGGGGTTTCATACTTACATGGGATTTTAGTTTTCCTCAGCCAACTTAGAGAAATAAGAAATATCATCATCATCGCCTTCGGCTAATGCTGGTGCTTTCTTAGGTGCTTCTTTGAGTTGTTCTACTGTAGTCTTAGGCTTTACTACTTCATTCTTTT